ACTTAAGTTCCCAACTACTACGATATACTATATTTCCACAATCACCAATATATTTTTCAGGATTTCTTGGATGAAAATGTCCTTGATGATATTTTGAGTCACGAGGCATACTTAACTCCTATCATACCTGCACTACATAATATATACTCTTAAAATATTTATAAATGTCTGCACTTGAAAAAGTTAATGTATCTAAAATCAAGGCAAATCTACTTCGTCCTGCACTTACATCGTATTTTCTTGTTGAGATACCACAACCAACCAAAGAATTTCCGCCTAATTATTTAAGTGATAATGGTATAAACCTTGACCAAGAAAAATTGAACTTGTTGTGCTCCGAGGCAACTTTGCCTGGATCTTCATTAGGAACTCACGAGAATACTGGTGATTTTACTGGAGTGACCGAAAAATTTGCCTATCGAAGATTATATGATGATAGAATTGATTTTACTTTTTATGTTGATGCTGCTAATTATCTTCCGATTATATATTTTGAATCCTGGATTAAATTTATTGTTGGAGAAAGTAAATCTGCAGATACAACATCCGGTAAACTTGAAACAAAATCATCAGAGTATTTTTATCGTGTTAAATATCCTGACGATTATATTGCCAAACAAGGACTTAAAGTTACAAAATTTGAAAGAACTCACACTAATAAGTTAGTTTATAACTTTGTAAATTCATATCCAATAGCAATCACATCAATGCCGGTTTCTTATGATGCATCCTCATTATTGAAATGTACGGTATCCTTTAGTTATATTCGATATTATATTGAAAGTTTAAAAGGATCAACAGAAACACGAAATTCCGGACCCAGCACCAGATCTCCAAATAGAGCAGCAGATAGTCCACAAGCACTTACAGGAGCAGGTGGTCTTACAGGAGCACAACTGGATGCAATTGAAGCACAGGATATTTTAAATACAGAAGCACTGGCATTAGGGAATGCTCAATTTGGAACAAGTTCAAGTATACCTCCAATATTCTAATCTAAATAACAATACCTGAAGTTATTATAGGACATTATGCCTTTACCAAGACCAACGACTCCGATTTATGAACTTGAATTGCCTTCTACTGGTGAATCAATTAAATATAGACCCTTTCTTGTTAAAGAGGAAAAGGTACTGTTGATCGCACTAGAAAGTGAAGATACAAAACAGATTACTACTGCAATTAAAACTGTAATTAAAAGTTGTATTCTTACTAAAAATATTAAAGTTGAAGCACTTCCAACTTTTGATATTGAATACTTATTCTTGAATATTCGTGGTAAATCTGTGGGAGAAGAGATTGAAGTGAATATAATTTGTCCTGATGACGAAGAAACAAATACTCTCATAAAAATTGATTTAGATTCAATCAAGGTTCAAAAGAACGAAGATCATACCAATCAAATTAAGATTGATTCTACAATTATGATGGAAATGAAGTATCCATCTCTGGAGCAATTTATTAAGACTAATTTTGATTTTAAAAATGATAATACGATGGATCAATCTTTTGATTTGATTAGTTCTTGTATTGATAAAATTTATACAGAAGAAGAAGTGTGGATTGCTGCTGATGTTACAAAAAAAGAACTAATTGAATTTTTGGAGCAATTAAATTCTTCACAGTTTAAGCAAATTGAAAAATTCTTTGAGACTATGCCCAGACTTTCTCATAAAATAAAAGTTACAAATCCAAAGACAGAAGTTGAAAGTGAAGTTGTTTTAGAAGGGTTAGCAAGTTTTTTCGCATAGCCCTGGTCCACATGGACCTTGAGAATTATTTTCGTCTTAACTTTGCCCTAATGCAATATCATAAATATTCACTTACAGAAATTGAAAATATGATACCTTGGGAAAGAGATATTTACGTTGAATTATTAAAACAACATTTAGAAGAAGAAAAACTCAAACAACAACAAAATGGATAATCAATCATCAACAGGAGGATCTATAGTTGCCGTCAAAAAGAGCGGTGAAGATCTTGTTGATGAACAAATTGACGAAAGAATTTTAAGACTTCTAGGGCTTGAATATATTTTTGATATTGATTATGATACATATGCATCTCTTCTTAAAGAAAAGATGGTTGCTGCCAGAATGGCAAAGACTCAAATTCCTACAGAAGAGGCAGAACTTCTTACGAATGAATATAAAAAGATTAGAGGAAAGAAAGGTAGGTTTAAGGTTAAAAAGATTACATCAGATAGTTTTAAAAAAGGAAGTGCAGTTGGAATTAATTTAGGAAAACAAAAGGCACTTATAGGAAAATCGCAATTAGCACTTCCTCCTGCTGATAAGATGACGGGGGGAAGTGATATAAAAGAAATTATTGATGCTCTTGCTGAAATAATTAAAAGTCTTACGAGTCAAAATAAACTTACAAAGGATTCTGCAGAGAAATCTAGAATTGCTGGAGAAGCAGGACAGAGAGGTGAGAAGGAATCAAAATTAGAGAAGGGATTTAAGTTTGCAATCAAGGCAGCAGAAAAGATTATTGCTCCTATTAAATCTTTGCTTGATAGAATTATTGATTTCTTTGTTGCTATTTTTGTCGGAAGAGCACTGATTAAACTCTTAGATTGGTTTAGTGATTCTAAAAATCAAGATAAAATCAAAGCAATTGGTAGATTTTTAGGAGATAATTGGCCTAAACTTCTTGCTCTTTATATAATGTTTGGAACTGGTCTAGGAAAGTTTGTTGGATTTTTATCCAAGGTTATTATTCGTGGAGGTATTAGACTTGCAGCTGCTGCAGCAGGATTATTAGCAAAGGCAGGTGTCGGAAAGGCAGCAGGGGCAGCAAAGTTTCTTGGTGGAAAATATGGAAAACTCTTGGGAGCAGGATTAGAAGTTGCTGCGACTGTTGGCACAACAATGGCCGTAAGTAAGGGTATTGAAAATTTTGGTGGAATTGGTGGAGAAGAACAAAAGACTCAAGGGTATTCTGGTGGTGGATTTGTAATTCCAAAGTTTGCCGGTGGTGGGTTAAACTTTAAAGGTATGATGGGTGGTGCCGGAATGGGTTCTATGTTCGGACCTCTTGGTATGTTATTGGGTGCTGGTCTCGGGTCTGGAAAAATCCAAGAATCTGTGAGTGGTCTGATTGGTGGGGAAAAAGGTGTAGATAAAGTTCCGGCAATGCTCACGGATGGTGAGTTTGTAATGTCTCGTGGTGCTGTGCAAAAGTATGGTGTAGATACTCTTGAGGGAATGAATGCTGCGGGAGGAGGAACTAATCAACCAAAGATTGTTTCTGGAACCACTTATGCTGCTGGTGGTGGAATGATGGGTAGTAAACCTATGAATAAATCATCAAGTTCTCCTATTGAACCAAAGATTCCTACATTATCTCCCATTAATTTATCATCTTCCAGTTCTTCTAATGTAAATGTAGGTTCAGGAAATAATGCAATTGATATATCTGCAAATTTAATTAAAAAAGAGGAGGCACTTTCTTCGTTATCTCCAGGAAAAAATGACTATATTGTTCCTGGAGGAAAAAGTGTAGTTAGTGGAACTGACTGGTCCAATATTAGTCCAAAGACTAAAATTTATGCATATCCAGATAGTAGAGGAATTCCAACAATAGGTTGGGGAGCAACTTTTTATGATGGGATTACAAGTGGGACAAAATCTGTTAACTTTGGAGATTCGATTACAAAAGAAAATGCAGATAAAACACTTGCAAATAATATTGGAATTTTGGCAAAAAAATATTCCAAAGAAATTGCAAATTGGTCAAAAATGTCTCCTCAACAACAATCTGCAATTCTATCAATTGGATATAATGCAGGACCAAATGCACCATTAGGAGCATATCCAAAATTATCTGCGGCAATTAAATCTGGAAATATGGTTGAGGTTGCAAATAATATTACTCGTTCTGGACCAAGTGCAGAAAGAATTGCAAACGAAAAAAAACTTTTACTATCTGGACCCAAAGATCTGACAAAACAAACCACATTATCATCAAAAGAAACTACTCCAATTGCAAAAAATCAACCAAATATGTTTCAAAAATTTGGTTCAGCAATCTCATCAATAATATCTCCCCCAGCACAAGCAAAACAATCAACCAAACCAAAGCCTATGGGAGATGGTGGATTTCTTGGCACATTAGATCCACGTTTTCTGAGTAAACTTGGGGACTTGGGAGTTCCAGGAACAGGCTCTGTAATGGCACCACTAAGTAGTGGACCAAAAGATGTATATGGGAATCAACAAACTGGAGCAGGATATCAACGCAAATTGTTTGGCAAGAATATAGGCAATCCCTTCGGACATCAAGATGGTGCATCTGGTCAGTATGATTCTGTTGAAAAATCTAGATATGAGAAAATGTCAGGAAGAAAATTTGTCCCAACACTTTATGGAAATTTTGGTCAAACTGAACAAGGAATGCCTGGATTAACTGGACCAACTAGAGTCCCAAAATCAATAACACCAACTGATACCAAAAAAGAAAATGATAAACTCATTGGAGAATCCTTCAAAAACTTTGGCGAAAATGTACAAACAATTAAAGATGCGGCTAAAAAACAAGAAGAAATACTGCGTAAACTGGGTATGAAACCTGATGGATATGTGAACTTAATAGGACAACCATCAAAATCAAAAGTAAAGGTTGTTTATGCAACATCACCTGGTGGTATGCCAAAATTAAACACTTCTTCTGGTGCATCTCCATCAGTTCCTTCTTTTAGTGCAGTACATCCAAATTCTGAAAGCAGAAGAAGAAATGCTGCCGTTCTTGGAGTTAAGTAAGATATGGAAACTCCAAAGTTATCTCCTGCAAACTTTGGAATTACAAATCCACCACCAGAATATCCTTGAGTTTTTTTCTCTTCTCC